AAAACTTTACAACAAATGTAAACACTGATTTATTTGATTTGCCAGAAGCTCCTATAACATCAGACTTTTATGCTTATTTAGCAGCAGCAAGAACATTTGCTAATCCATCTGAAGTTGATATTAATCTCTTTGCTACGCCTGGTATTGATTATGTTAATAACAATCAATTGGTAAGATTAATTGTTGATATGATTGAAGAAGAACGTAATGATTCAATATATATTGTCACAACTCCTGATAAACCATATGGATATAGTGACAGCGTTGATGCAATGTATACGCCTAGTGAAATTGCATCTAATATAGATGGAGCAAATTTAGATTCATTGTATGTTGCTACATATTATCCTACTTGTAAATATTTTGATAGTACAGCTAATAAATATATCTTTTTACCAGTTACTCGTGATGTGGTAAGAAATATGGCTTTAACTGATAATACTGCTTACCCGTGGTTTCCAGCTGCTGGTAAAACAAATGGATTAGTAAATTGCTATAAAGCTAAATACTCAACTAAAATGATTGATGAAGATACTTTATATATGAATAGAGTAAATCCAGTTAAAACATTTGCAGGAGATGGCGTATATATATGGGGACAAAAGAATTTATATAATCAAAATGATTTCTTAAATAGATTAAGTACAGTACGTATGATTTTTAAATTGAAAAAATTAATTCAATTAGCTTGTACAAATTTAATATTTACCCCGAATGATAATACTGTTGAAGCTAAATTTAGATCATTAATTACGCCTATTCTAGAATCTATTAGAACAAGCGGTGGAATTACTAAATATTACTATAAACTTGATACAAGTGTGGAAGCTTTGCAAAATTTATCATTGCCAGCTGTTATTTATATTATGCCTACTGGTTCTTTGGAATATATTGACATCACATTTGCAGTTGTCCCACAAGGTACTAATTTTGATACATTAGGATAATATAAAATTTTAATAATATCTTATAAAAAGAAGGTGTGTATATACCTTCTTTTTTTATATATAAAAAAAAATAATAATATTATTTAATAATAATATCATATTTTATATAATTAATGATATTTATATAAAAAAAGAAAATATAATAAATTTTATATCATATTTATAATGGAAAAAAATAAAGCAAAAAATATTATTATTAATAAACCTAAGGCAAAAATATTAGCTTTACAAGAAATTAATAATATTAAAAAATCAAATAATAATTATTATGAAGATATATTAGCTGAAATTAATGAGACATTTGACTTATTTACTGAAGCATATTCATTTGCTGATGATTCAAATGCAAAACAAGCAGAAAGAAATATAGCACATAGTAAAAGTCCATTGGAATTTGCATTAAAAGATAAAAACAATTATTCTAATTATAATGTACAAGAAGCTTCTAATCTTATTTCTCAAATTCGTAAACTTGCATTACAAGGTATAAGCAAATTATCTGATGCAACAAATGTACCTGAATATGATATATTTAAAAAGATTTGGACTTTATGCGAGAAAAAAATTATTGAAACAAATAAAGAATCTCAAGATAATAATAATATAAACAATTAAAACAATATACAACTATGGCTGATTTACTCTCAAAAATACCCCTTCAATATGAACCATTAAGAAAAAATAGATTCGTATTCCGTTTTCCTTCTGATTTAGGAATACAAGAATGGTTTGTATCAGCAGGCTCATTACCTGAAATTGATCAAAATGTAACTGAAATTCCATTTTTAAATACTTCTACTTATGTTCTTGGAAGATATGTATGGAAACCTATAAATATAACATTACGTCAATTAATTGGACCTTCAACATCACAAGCAGTTATGGAATGGATACGATTATCTTCGGAATCTGTTACTGGTCGTCAGGGATATGCAGCTGGATATAAAAGAAATGTAGAAATAGATATGTTAGATCCAACAGGAGTCGTTGTAAGTAAATGGATAATGGTTAATACCATGACAACTACAGCTAATTTCGGACAACTTGATTATTCAAGCAGCGATTTGGCTACAATTGAGCTGGGGCTTCAATATGATTATGCTATTTTAGCTTATTAATTAATTTATATATATAATTTTATGAATTCCTATATTTATATATAGGAATTTTTTATATATTAATATGTCACAACCAATAAAAAATAAAAATAAAAAGCATATTACTAATAAAGATAATGTAAAAAAAGATATATATAACACATCTAAGTTAGAATATTATTTTATAAAAAATTTTTTAAATGTTTTAAAAATAAAATATATACATCAATGGAAATCTTCTATTGGCAAAATTTATGATTTTTATTTGCCAGAATCAAAAATATTAATTGAAATTGATGGCGATTATTATCACACAAATCCTAATGTTTATACTGCACCAATTAATGAAATGCAAAAAAAGAATATTATTAATGATAAAATTAAAAATGAATGGGCAATATATAATGGAATTGTTTTATTAAGATTTTGGGAATCTGATATTTATTTCAATCGTTCAAAAATTATGAAAATATTAAAATCAAAAATTATGATATAAAAATAATTAACAATAATTATTTACAAAATAATATTTATTTTTATTTTTTATATAAAATATTTGTATATATATATGATTGCAAAACTTTATATTCCTTATTTATCATATGATGAAAAATCATTTATTAAATTTGTTCCAGAAAATCAAATAAATAATAATGACACGAATATCATATTTAATAATAACGATTTAAATCATTCTTTGAATAATGAAGTAAATGATTTTATAATATATCATCAAGCTGTTAACGAAATAAATAATTTAGATTTACAATTCAAAAAAGATAATAATACTGAAATAACAACATATACTCCTATTGATATTGAACTATTTAATATACGTGGCGAAGATGAATCTTTGGACACGTTATTAAATTATTATAGGACACAAGAGCAATTTATTAGTATAATTCAATTTAACACTGAAACGATTAGTGATGATGGAGAGTCTGAATTAAAATTATGGCTTAAATCATCAAATAAAATTAATAAAGCTAATAATATGTTTCTTTCAGATGAGCAAAAACTATTAAATTTGCCAATGAAAACATTTAAATTAGTAATAAATAATAATGCTAAAGCTTATTTGGAGAATTGTAAATTAGTTGAAATATTAGATAATAATTGTTTTGCTATGATAATTGATAAAATAACTTTTTTTAAATAGATATAAAAATGCCAAAAAAAAATAATATGACAGAACTAGAAAAAAAACAAATTGCTATGTTATTAGCAAATAATAAAATGCTTGAAGAAACTAAAAAGCAAATGGAAGAGCATGAAAAATTAACTAATAAGCCAATCCCAAATGATATAAAAGAATTAGTTAATAATTTAAGTCAATCAATAAACAATAATTTTCCAGAAAATATTATTCAAAATGCCAAGGAATTTTCATATGAAGATATGTTTCCTCCATATCAAGAAAAAAAACAATATGAAATTAAAGACAAAAATATTATGACTTCTAATTATAGCACTGACGCTAATAATAATATAAATTATTATAATTCTAATGAAGATAATGACGATATAGATTATTATGATTTTAGAGAAGATAATGATGATGATGTCGCATATGATGTTTTAACATTACCATCCTTAGGACAATGTTACAAAAATAAAAAATCCAAAATAAAGGTTGCTTATTTAACAACATCAGATGAAGATTTAATAACCTCTCCTAATTTATATAAAGATGGTAAAATAATTGATGTTTTATTAAGTAGAAAAATATTAGACAAAAATATTAAACCAGAAGATTTAGTTAAGGGTGATAGAGATGCTATTACATTATGGCTGAGAATTACTGGATATGGAAAGGATTTACCAATTAGAGTAACTGATCCAGAAAGTGAAACAGGAGAAGCTTTTGACTCAGTGGCTGATTTAACAGATATAAAAATTAAAGATTTTAATTTGATTGGTGATGAAAATGGGTATTTTGAATTTATTACTCCTATTAAAAATGATAAAATAAAATTTAAATTTTTAACATATAAAGAATTAAAAAAATATGAAAAAATAATTAAAAACGAAAATACTAAAATTAATAAGATAAGACTTGGTGATACAATATCAAATCTTGAACGATTATCAAAAAATGAAATATTAAATGAATCTGATATTAAAAATCTTAATAAAATGATTCAAGATCTAAAAGTTATATATAATAAAATGCAAATTACAGATAATGCTGCATATACAAAAATTATTACAACTGGATTAATAATGCAAATTGTTGAGGTAAATGGTAATACAGATAGACAGTATATTAAAAAATATGTTAATAATATGAATACAAGAGATTCATATGAATTAAGAAAATATATTAATGATAATGAACCAGGCGTAGACTTTACAATAACTGTTAAAAGACCCGAGAACCTCGGAGGTGGTTCTTTTAAAACCTTTCTTGAGTTCGACGAGTATGTTTTCATCAATATCGCCTGATTATGAATATTATTTAAAGGAAGAAATTTGGGGATGTATGCATTATATGGGGTTTAGCTATGAAACATTGAGAAAAATGCCAATAAGAGATAGAAAATATTTTATAATGCGTCATAATCAAGAAATTGAAAGACAAAATGCACAATATGAAAATACTAAATCAATAAGTGGATCAGCTTTAAATGAATTTGCAAAATCTTCACAAAATATAAAAAACCTATAAAATTAATTATAGGTTTTTTTTATTTTAACAAATTTAAAAAAGCTATTCATGGTAGAAATTTTAATACTGTAAAAAAGATGAGCTAAATTACTTTTACAATGCAATACATATCATAATAACTTCATAATTTCAATCATTTATAAAATGGATATAATATGTTATATATTATCATTCCTATAATGAATCCAATATAAATTCCAGCTCTAATATTTGTTTTAATAATTTTATAATTATCCGTTGAAAACTCATACCATGCTCCCACTATAGCAAAAAAAACACTACATATTGCACTTCCAAGCCCAAAATTAAAATAGTGACCAAAGAGATAAAAAAATACTATAATAAATGCTATCATAACCATGGATACAGTAAATGAGACAAGTGCTTTGGAATCATCTTGGGCACGCCACATTAATTGATCTTCAGGAAAAATTTCATAATCCTTACCAACTTTTCGCATAATATATCCTCCAGAAGGTAAAAAATCATTATCTTTATCATAGTTTTCTAATTTAAGATCAAGATCATCTTTGAATGAATTAAGTTTTTCTATAAACTCATCAATGTCATCTTTTTTCTTTTTTGTTTTCATATTAATATATTTTTATATTTTTATTACTACAAAGATATGTATTTTATTTTATATTACCAAATCATTTAAGTTAAAAATATTTAAATAACTATTTATATAATATAAATTAAGCTTTATGGACGTTAAATCAAATAATTTAAATATTAATAATCAAAATAAGTTAATGCAAGAATATTTTGACAATTTTATGAAATCTGCTAGTGAAAAAAAATTAGAAGCTAAAGAAGTTCAAAAAATTCTTGATAATTCTATAAAATATCATGCAATTCAAGCTAAATTATTAGATGTAGAAAAAGATATTTCTAAAACATATGAAAAAAGAAAGAAGATTTCTGATGATTTAGAAAAAAACAATAATAAAATTAATGATATTAATAAAAAAATTTTAAAAAATGAACAAGAAATTAATAATTTAAAAAATGCTTCATATAAACTTGAACAAGCTAAAATAGATAAAGAAAAAGTTCTTATTAATTTAGCTATTGCTGAAGAAGCGCTCCAAAAAAACGCTAATAAAAACAATCAAGAATTAGTTAGCATATTAAATGATAAATTACAAACTATAAATGCAAATATAAATGCTTTAAAAGAAGAAGAAACTTTAAATAGTCATAAACTTTATGACTTACAAACTGAAACAAGAATATTATATGAGCAAAATAAATTAAATAAAGATAGAAGCGATGAATTAACAAAAGAAATTAATAAAATTGATGAAAAAGCTAAAAAACAAAAAGAATCGCAACAAAAATTAGAAGAATTTGAAAAACAAGAAGCCGAACGTGCTAAACAATTAGTTGAAATTGAAAATAAAAAAACTCGTTCTATTGAAAAAAATACTGGATATTTTAATGCAATAGTATCATCAGCTAAATCATCGATATCATTTTATCTTAAACAAGAAGAAGCAATTACTAAAATTGCTGCTGGATGGGCATTAAATAATGATGAGTTAACATTATATCGTAAAAACATAATTGATACGGCACCTGCCACTGCAATGTTATATAATAAAACAGCACAGGATTTGGCAGAAATGCAAAAATCATATTCTGAAGCCAGCGGAAGAAATATTAGAGCAAGTTCAGAAGGATTAAATCAATTAGCGCAAATGTCTCGTATTCTTGGTAGTAATGAAGGAGCAGGTAAGTTTGCTGCCAGTGCTGAACAATTTGGATTGTCTATCAAAAGTTCTGCTGAACTTATGGAAAAAATCATGAATACCTCTAAAAAAAATGGTGTTAATGTAACTGAAACATTAGACCATATGGTTACAAATTTAAAAATTGCAACTAATTATTCATTTAAAGGAGGATTGGATAGTTTTTATAAAATGCAAATTTATTCAGATAAATTAAAAATTAATATGAATGAAGTTGCAAAATTAGCAGATAA